CGGATTCGATGCAAGCCACTTCCGCAGGGCACGGGGAACCACCATGCCTTCGATCACGAACGATGCAGGCTCGTTGCCCCCCCCCCGGGACTGCACCCCTTTCCGATGAAGGGGGGGTCAAACGATCATTCCTGCCCCGTGGGTTTCGATCCCACTCTCCACGCGGCCTCATGGGATAGCGTCCCACTTCCCCCTAGTAGCGCATGGGTTCTAACCCCACCCTCGTGGCACGGTTCTTCATTCCCGCGTCCGCGCTATTGTCGGGACTTGTGTGTGCCCCCCCGATCCTGCTGCGGGCTGCGCGATGTTGCCTTCGGGTGGCCGCTGGTGCAGGATGCGGGTCCACTCAGACCGATGGACGACTACGTACCCCCAACGTTCAGCGGTGCGCGCTACTGCCTGTAATTCGCTGTCTGATCCTGCTGCGGGCTGCACGCTCCAATCAGTCGGCGTGACGAGGCTTCCGCACTGCGGGCAAGGCAGCGGCTCGGCTACTGACGGCTGCGGCTCGGACTTTGAAAGCGCGGTTCCGTTGACGACTTCGGCATTGCTGGCGACACGGCGGTACAGGTCGCGTTGCGCCATCGTCATGCGACGCGTCCACTTCTCCAGCGCAGCGGCCTCGTCTGTGTCGTCCAGAATCGCCAGAAGGCGCAGGGGGCGTTCATCCACCGTTGGGTCGTAACTGCGACACGTCGGCGCGTGCCTCGCGGGAGTGCTCACGATGTCGCACTCGTTGAACTCCTCGTACACGTCCGCTGACGGCTGCGGCTCGGGGGCGGATGCGGGCTCAGTCATGGGACAGTCGCGGCCTTATGCACGGCTGCGCTCGGCTCATCGGGGAGAGCGGATGCGGCGGCACGTTGCGAGTATAGGCCCCGGCTTCCCGGCTCGGCGGGCTCGGCGTGACAACGCGTGCATTGCGTCTCGCCTTCCAGCGCGGACGTGTAGCAGAACGGGCAGACCTTTAGCTCGCTGTCTGCGGCGGTAAACCACTCACGCACAGGCTCATGAACGTCAGCCATTATCGGCCCCCGAGGCTGCGGGTGAACGCCCGCTCGCGGGTGGTCCACGATGTAGAATAGCAGGTCTTGAATCGTCGGCACCGCACGACCCCATGGGCGCCACCGACCGCCATGTCTCAGGGCTTCCAACACGAGACCCGAGTTTCCGCCCGCCACCTCCACAAGGATACCCCACAGCTTTTCTTGTTCCGGCGAATGTACCCTAACCATTCCGGTCCTCCTGTATGTGGGCCGTCAGATAATCCTCAATTACTTGCCATGCTTCCCCTGCCGTGTAGCAGACCTCCACTCGGTTGCCGGCCTCCCGCAGTGCTGCAATCCATTCATCCTGATCGGCGGTCGTTGGCGTCCGGTCGAACCTCACACCCTTCTTCGTTACTCGCGGCTTCATGCGCTTCATCTCGACGTAGAGACTGCGGTTGCTGTCATGGCTGCGTCGATGGCTTCGCGAAGCCGTTGGTTCTCGTCACGCAACGAGCGGAGTTGCCGGTTGCGCTTGTGGAGCAGGCGTTCGAGGTGCGCGATGGTGCGACCCTCCCTCATCTCCACGATCACGCGACCCAGCGCAATCTTTTGCCGCTTTGCTTCTTCTGCCTCGTTCCGGTAGTACTCAACGCCGTGCTTCCGCTGCTCTGCCAACTTCGCGCGCCGCTCCCAGTATTCGGCATCGGAGAACGGCGGCGACTCGTGTCTCGACCAAGGCCACCTCACGACGCCCTCCCATCCTCATCGGAGGTGACGGGAGCGCGGTCGATGTAGACGGGCAGCGGGCCGCGCGCCTTCTTTGCAGCGGGGTCGCCCTGACGCTCCAGCGCCCATTGCCACGTATTCAGCGCGTCGTCGGCAGTCTCGTACCAGTCGCGCCCATTCACGCTACCGTCGGCGTTCAATTCCTCGATTACCCAATAGTCCGGCTCTCTCCTGACGCCGATGCAGCGACGGAAGAAGGTGTCGAGTGCGGTGCGAGCGGCTTCGCGATGATCTGTGGCTTCGGCGATCTCCGCAGGGGCGTCTAGCGTAGCAAACCGCCATGTCCACCGCTCCAAGGCATCCCGACGCTTCACGTACTCTGCCCATACATCTGCGCTCGGCTCACTCATCGTCGGAATCCTCCACGTAGGGCACCGCTGCCAGCGACTTGCCACAGAAGCAGCAGAAGTTCATAAAGTCGTCGGGTGAATCGGCGTCGTCGTTCATCACGAAGTATTGGCCACACGACGACGCCCATGTGGATTCGCCCGCACCATCCTGCGCCCATTGGCACGGCACACCTGCTGCGCTCGGCTCATCGGGGAGAGCGGATGCGGCACGGGTATCCGAATCAGTCCACCGCGCTTCCTCGCCATGCGTGGGCGTGTTGTACGCGACGTTGAACGCGAAGTCCCGTCCGGCGCCGAATCCTTCACGCCACGCTGCCTCCAGTCTCGCCTTCAATGTGTCAGACATGATCCTCCTGTCAGGTTATCGGCACGCCGAGTTCACGGAGCGCCGCTATCACGTCACTGGTCGAGTTCGCTATCACGACATGCTGGCCCGCCGCCTTTGCTTCCCTGTGCCAGATGGCCTGCATTGCGCGGAGCTTCCCGCCCGGCCGCTTCACCTCGACCCAGAGCGTCACCTGATAGCGCCCCCAGAGGATCAACAGGTCGGGCGTCCCTTCCGTCACCATCGTTCGGCGGGGCTGGCTCATCTTCACCACGAACGCGCCCAGCATGCGGAGATTGCGAATGATGTCGGCCTCGATGGCCTTCTCGGACCTCGAACCAGTCCTCGAGCGAAGTGCTGACATCGCCGGTCACGGGAGCAGCTCGAGGGGCTTCGCCACCGGCCGCGGCCTTTCCTCTGCGATGCGCAGCTCATCCTTCATCGCCTTCTGCTGCTCATGGACGGACCGCTCGTATTCCCGTCGGGAGTCCGGGTGCCAGAAGGCGGGCGGTATCTTCTCGTAGGAGTCCGGGTCGCGCGGCAGGTCGTGGGCTCGAGCACCGCTTGCGTGCCAGACCCGGCCCTTTCGGTCCATGTACGCATCCCCTCCGTCATTCACCCTGTAGCCGGGGACGTGGAATGGCTCACTCATGCAACGCCTCTCAGTTTCTCGTTCACGATCCGCTTCCGCAGACTGTCCAGGACCAGGTGCTCGACCTCATCCTCGGGTAGAGCCTTGGTTGCTTCCGGCAGGGCGGCGATGATGGCGTCGTACATCTCCCGCGCTTCGTCGCGGTGGTCCCTCATCCACGCCTTGACCCGCTCGCCTTCGTCCAGTTGCGCCGCACCCGCCCGCAGGGAGGCGTCCTCGCTGTGCCCGCGGTAGTGATTCTGTTCCCGGTCGTTGGTCCAGCCTGCGGCCTCACTGCCGACAGGCGCGCGGTTGCCGGCGAACTCTTTCGCCTGACGCAGCCAGCGGTTGAAGCAACGGTCCGGGTCGGTTTTTGGTCGTGCGAACTCATGGTCGCGGAACTTCGCGGCCTCCACATTGAGGCTGACGCCGAGCTCCGTTGCGAGCTTCTTGTGCTGTTCGGACGGCTGCCAGTCGTCCGGTACGACGGTCCACTTTGTTGGCTTCCTCTTTTTTGGAGCGAGGGCCGCCGACGGCGTGCCCAAAGGTCGTTGGTCGCTATCGCTGGTCGCTGGTCGCTGGTCGTAGGTCGTAGGTATGGTGCGCGAGTCATTCGCGACACTCTCGCGACACTCTCGGGAATCAGGCGGAACGATAGGTGGCAGAGCACCTTTCATATTCGGGTGGTCGACTTTCTGGTGCTTCGCCCATCCAACGATCTGGATGACACGCTGTCCGCTCGCCGTCCGTCCTCGAGCTATCACACCGACTGTCGCGAGCGTCCCCAGAGACGACGCGCAGGTATCGTTTGTGTGCGGGAACAGCAGCCCGTCGAGCAGGCGCGGTGTGTCCACGATCCGTCCAGCGTCATCAGCCTGCGATACCAGCCCCAGGAATACGAGCCGGTCGATCGCCGGCAGCGGTGACAGTTTCTCATCCTGCCAGAACTCGGGTTTCAACGTCCGTATGCGCGCCATTCCCGCCGTCCTCTACCGCAGGGCCAGGGTTGCCAACGATTGCTCGGCTTGCCATCTGCGCATGTGTTCTCGAGCCAGCGCGAACTTGCCCGTAGGTTTGCCGGCGTCATGGCACGATGGGCAGCAAGCGATTATCAGCGTGAAGTCGCCGCCCGCTCCCCGGCTTCTGACATGCGCACACTCGTTCCCCCATCGGTCCTCACGCTGCCAGTGTCGACGCGGGGCCTCTCCACATATGGCGCAGGGCTGCCGACGGGTGAACTCCACGAAGGCGGCGCTGTGGAAGTTGCGGGCGAATGCCTTCGCCTTCCGCTTGCGATTACATGGCGGCAACGATTCCGTCCTCGGAAGGAAGCCGCTGGACTTCAGGGGCTTACGGGGACGGGGCTCGCGGGGGACGGGCTTCAGGATGGGCAGGGTCACTGTCCGTCACCATCCAGCCAACGCTGCGCCTGCTCCCGCGTCGAGTACGGCCCGACCGCACTGCCATTGCCTGACGGCATTGCGAACCACTCGCCGTTGAGTTCGTGGACGTAGCCCATTCGTCCGCCTCCTGTGTGTGGCGTGATTCCCAGATACGTCAGGATTGCGCGTGTCTTGGGGCCGCCGAGACCGCCACCGCGTCGGCCGGCCTCCACGTCCGATACGTATGCCGGCGAGCAGTCCACGGCGCGCGCCAGTTCACGAAGGCCCATGCCGCGCTGCGTCCGTGCAGTCCGCACGGCATCACCCAACTCGCGCCAGTCGGGCTCAGTGCCGCAGCCGCCGCAACGCTTGCACTTCATCCGGGGGCCGGGTTTCGGGATGGGGGTTGTCACCGTTGGCCCGCTCATGTGGCCCCACGTGCAGGACCGCCGAGCCACGGCTGTCCGAGCGCGAGCCACCGTTGCGGGTCGGCCTCAGCCTCAGCGCGCGTGATGTCGATGTCGCCGTAGTACGAGGCATAGAAGCCGCAGACGTAGGGCACGAACCATTCGGAATGCTGGAATAGCCACGGGCGCTCGGGGATGACGCGGCCCTGAATCGTCAGGTGACACGACTGGCATAAGGCGAGCAGGTTCCACCAGCGGTTATCGCCCTTTGCACCGGTCAGGTGATGGACGGTCAGGATGCGCAGCTTGCCATCGCGCGGATGCGTGCAGCGGTCGTCGCACCGCTCGGGCGCGTGCTCCGAGAACGTGTCGCCTGCCGGATGCCCGCACCGGATGCAGCGGTTGCCGGCCTCTTTGCGGACGCGGTTGTGCAGCGTCTTGCGGTCGGCTATGTACTCGCCCGAGAATCGGCTCACGTTGCCTCCCCACATGCAGCACCGAATAGGCTAGGAGGCGTGTTTGCAATCCGTCTGCGGGCGATCTCCGCATACTCCGGGTCCAGCTCGCACCCGATAAAGCGGCGGGCCTCCAGCACGCACGCAACGCCGGTGGTGCCGCTTCCCATGAAGGGATCGAGAACGACGCCATCGGTGGGGGTGATGAGGCGGACGAGATGGCGCATCAGGTCTACAGGCTTCACGGTGGGATGGTGGTTCTGATTGCGAGTGTCGCGCGGCTTGCGTCCGCGCTCGACTTCACGCGACCAGTCGTATCCGTCATCCTCCATCGTGCCGGATGGCCGTAGCGGCAGGTCTCCTAGCCCTGCGTTGCGCTCGGCACGGCTGGCCTTCGCCACATAGAAGAATCTGCTGGCGCCGCCCGTGTCGTTGAATCCTGTCCGCACTATGCCAGCCGCACCGCCGCGGTAGCCGATGTGTCCACCGACACCGACGCCGCCTACGAGGTCCCCGCGTCGCCCGCTCTGCTCATCCAGTAGTCGCACAGGGCAGTCGAGGTGACAGAGCCACGCGGGGATTGTCTCCATCCCGTCCGCATCGCCGTCTCCGTGATCCTTGCGCACCCACCGTGTTCCGACCAGTTGGCAATCTGCATGGTGCGTCAGCATTACGTTTGCGGGCCAGCGGCCTTTGCCGGTTGTGTCCTGTCGCTCGACTACCACATTGTGCGTCCACTCGTCCTGCGCGTATGTGCGCCCGCTGCCAAGTCGGGACGGTGGGCGATTGCGCGACCCGTCCTCGTCGCCCGCGATCCGGCACTCATCGATGTTCAACTCCGACACCGGCCCCTTCCGCGCTACGCAGATGGGCTCGTATGCGGGCTTCAACTTGCTCCTGTGTTTCGGGAAGCCGGAGCCGTACATCCACGCAATAGTGTCCTCGATGGTGAACCCGGCATCCTCGATGTTGCACCACATGCGGTGCATCGTCCGCGTGCCGGCGAAGCACAGCAGCCGCCCTCCGGGCTTGAGCACGCGCAACGCCTCCTGCCAGACCGCAACCGGCGGCACGCCCCGATCCCATTCCTTGCTCATGAACGAGAGGCCGTAGGGCGGATCGGTTACGATCGCGTCCACGGAGTCCGGCAGCATCGCTCGCATCGCGTCGAGGCAGTCGCCCGCGACAATCGTGTAGCTCATGTGGCCCCACATGCAGGACCGCCGATCAACGCACGCTCCAGTCGTTCACGGGTACGGATGGCGTTGCGCTCAGTCTGCCGAACGCCATACAGAAGGGTTTGCAGGTATGAGCGCGGGACCGTGACCATGTCGGTCATAGGCGGGTGGCGAGCCGTTTGCGCGCCCACCGCTCGTTCGTCCACCCTTTCGCTTTCTGTCAACGCATCGTATTCGTCATCTTCCTGCTCATCGTGGCAGCAGCACACGCACTCGTCGTAGGGGTCCACTCTGCCCCTACCCTCGTAACGGATGCGGATGCATTCCTTCCGCGTGACGTATCGCGGACAACAGCAGCGGGATTTAATTGGCTCGCTCACCTCTCCCCCATATGCAGGACCGCGGTCAACGATTGGCAGCGGCATCCAGTGCGTCGGCTCCATGCGGTCGGTGTAGCCCGGCGATGTCCACAGCCAACCGGCACACATGAGGTTGGGTGGTTCGGTCTCGGGGTCATGCCACTGGCCGATGCAAGCGCGGAGCGGGCGACCGTGAGCGTCACCGCCGACGTAGCCGAGCAACACAACCTTCGTCCCGTCCTTCGGCGCTGTTGCAATCGGCTGCCACGTGCTCATGTGGCCCCACATGCAGGACCGCCGAATAGGCTAGGCGGCGTGTTTGCAATGCGTCTGCGCGCGATCTCCGCATACTCCGGGTCCAGCTCGCACCCGATAAAGCGGCGGGCCTCCAGCACGCACGCAACGCCGGTTGTGCCGCTTCCCATGAAGGGATCGAGAACGACGCCATCGGTGGGGGTGACGAGGCGGACGAGATGGCGCATCAGGTCGACGGGCTTTACGGTCGGGTGATTGTTCTCGACGGGGCGGCTAGCGGTGCACTTGGTGGGCTTGCGCGAATCGCCCTCAACGGCGCCCATGCCATACTCCTGCGATGGCGCCCGCATTGGCTGTCCCTCCAGCCCTGCGTTGCGCTCGGCCCGGCTCGCCTTCGCGACGTAGAAGAATCGGGATGCGCCGCCGGCGTCACCAAGGCCGCCGTGATTGGCGATAGGCTCCCCGCGATCCACAAACTGACCGTACACGCGATCACCTAGTGCACCCCGCGTCTTGGTGCCTCCTGTGCTCACGCTTTCCCCGCTCTGCTCATCCAGCAGCCGCGCCGCTTCCTCATCCAGCATCACGTTTGCGGGCCAGCGACCGACAAGTGTGGATTGCGTCCCCGCCCCCAACCCGTTCCCGAAGACGGTGTTGTCATGGCGTTCGACGGATGGGCGCACCAGTTCGTCGCCCGTCTCTATGCGGCACGCATCGATGTTCAACGGCGTCGACGGCCCCTTCCGCGCTACGCAGATCGGCTCGTATGCGGGCTTTAGTTTGCTGCGATGTTTCGGGAAGCCGGACCCGTACATCCACGCAACCGTATCCTCGATGGTGAACCCGGCATCCTCGATGTTGCACCACATGCGGTGCATGGTCCGCGTGCCGGCGAAGCACAGCAGCCGCCCGCCGGGACGCAGCACACGGTACGCCTCCTGCCAGACCGCAACCGGCGGCACGCCCCGGTCCCACGCGTACGACATGAACGAGAGGCCGTAGGGTGGATCAGTTACGATGGCGGCCACCGAATCCGTATGCATCGCCCGCATGGCATCGAGGCAGTCGCCCGCGTGAATCGTGAAGCTCATGTGGCCCCACATGCAGGACCGGCCGGCAGGGGTATGCTGTCGGGGCAACTGTATCCGCTTCGGGTACCAAACGGCACTTTCAGCCCATCGGACCGCAATCCACGCTTGTAGGATTTGTGAGACTTACCGTCAGTTATGCGACATACTGCGTGGTAGTGTGGACAAGGTGGAGATGTGGAAACCACGGGCATAACGCCGGTTGTGTATGGGGAAGTGTATCCGTTTCGGTACCTCATGCTGGCCTCCGTCTCTTTGTCCGCCGCGGACAGTGCAGCGAGACTGATGGCGAGCGGGAGTTGGGCCAGATCGTACACGCGCGCATCTATGCCGCCAATGTCCACATGCCAGCCATTTGCGTTACCATCGTCAAGGCTGAACGTCGTGCCCAGCGAGACGCGGTACCCCCGCGCTGTCCAGCGATCCACGATCTGCATCGCTTCGGCGATGTTGGTGGAGTAGAGCGGTACCACGTCGAGGTCGTGGGAGTGGCAACCGAATCGCTCAATGTCGCGTTCGTATGCGGCCAGTTCCTTCTGATACCATACCTCGACCATCTGCGCAGTGACGCGCGGCCTACGCCCGATGCAGTCCGTGCGGCGCTCAGGCGGCGGGGTCACATATTCGCGGTCGATCCGGTAGACGGGCTCAATGCCAGCGTAGCACGCCCACCCGTCCGGCTCGCTATCGGCGTGGATGCTCCATTCTCCCTCCACGAAGATTGCGCAAGCCTTCCCGCGCACATCCAACCCCATCACCTTCTCGGCCACCTCCGCATCCAGTTCGCGGCCCGCCTGTCGCTCGCTCATACCGTCCTCTGCCGGATGCTGTCCATCGCCTTGTCGAGGTCATGGGGTGCGTGGTGTGCGTAGGTCCACATCACGACTTCCGCGGTATTGCCCATCAACTCCGCGATCACATGGAAGGGCACGCCGTCCTGCGCCATCCAGGTACCGAACGTGTGCCTCAGGGAATGCAGGGTCAGGGCGTCACCCTTCCGGCCGTACCGGATACCCGCCGCCTCGAACGCTCGCCGCGTCCACTTGATGGCCGCCGTGTGCGATATGGGCCGATCCTCGCCGTAGGCACGGAACAGGTACCGCTCGCCGCTGAACCCCAACTGGACGTGCCGATCGATTAGCCGTCCGAGCTCGGCCACGACCATCACCTCACGCTGCCCGTTCTCTGTCTTTGTGCTCCATGCTTCCTCGCCCTTCCGGTCCTGCACGCGGATGACGGAGCTGTCCACGTCCATGCCGGGGCGCAGATGCACGATCTCCATTTGCCGGAGACCTGCCAGACAGGCGCAGCCAAGGAACGCCGCCTCCCGCGTGCCGACCACCTCGGGGTGATCGATCAGCGTGCGCCACTGTTCGGCCGACAGGAAGGCATGGCGGGTCTGTCGGCGCTTCGGCACCCGGGCAGGCCTCCAAGGGTTCAGGACGACGGTAGGACTCGCGTCCGCGATGTGCGCGGCCTCCGCTTCCTCATCGATGACCATCTGCCAGAGCGCCTTGTACATCGTGCGGGCCGATGCCTGCGTATTCGCGCTCCACACCTCGTCCTGATTGCTCGCCTTGGGGCCGTGCAGGAACGCCTCTGCCTGCTCCGTCGTGAGCGTCGCCATAGGAAGCCCGGCTCCGAAGTGCTCGAGCAGCAGGTCCATGCCGTAGCGGTACGTGCCGGCCGACTTCTCCGTCAGCGTGGCCTCGCTCCGACGCAGGAACCGCTCAACCGCCTCGCCCAGCCTGGTGCCTGTCGTCGACAACTTCCGGAGCTTGGCATAATCACCCTCACGCACGATGCGGGCGATGTCGGTGATGTGCAGTGAGCCATCCCGCCACGCCTCGATGACGTGCCAGTCCCCGCGCTGCATCAGGGTCGCAAGAGCTCCCGCGTACTCCGCTGCCAGCGTCTCGTCCGACGTGCCGAGCGTGCGATAGATGCGGCCACCTGCGAGGCGCTTGTGCTCCTTCTCGAAGTAGGCGACGCCACTGCGCCAGCGAACACCCGCGACCGGCTTGCGCCTTCGGCTACGCGGCATTGCTGCGCCTCGCCAAGAAAGCGTCGACCCACTCCTGCCGAGTCCGCCAGTCGGGTTGCTTCGCGCCCTTGCTGCGCACATCAATGGCTTCCAGTTCACCGTCCTCGAACCAGCCGTAGACCTGCGCCAGACTGACGCCGCCACACTGCTCCGCGACATCGCCCGATGTCAGCCACTGGTAGCGGGCGACCTGACGCTCTGATTCGGTCATGTCAGCAACTTCACGATGATGACCGCCCAGCCTGCCGCAGCGGTGAGCCGCCACATGATGACTTCCATCCGAGCGGCGTCGGTTTCCTTCCGCACGACTTCCACCTGATCGCGCAGTTCCATTATCCGCCACAGCAACGCCGCCTGTGCGTACCATTCCCTGCCATTGCGTGCGTCCCTCTCATCCTGACGGATGCAGGCTTCTACCTCGGGGATGGCAGTGTATGCGTCGTCGTTCATGGTGACGGTGCCTTCCGCCGCTTCACCAACGGCGCTGTCAGTGGGCGACGATGCTGCGGTTGACTCTCCGGGGATTTCAACACACGCTCCAGCCCTACCATGCAATCCTCCACCTTGTCGCGTTGCCAGCGTGGGAGCCCGACGAACTCCATCACCGTCAAAACGTCCGCTCGCGTCCATCGACGTTCAGCCATGTCGTCCTTCATTGCGCTCTCCCCGTCAGGCGGTACCACACACGAAGCGCCCATGCGTGCAGTGGATGGCGCTGGCGTACGATGATTCGCTCACTCCGCAGCGGCTTGGTCGGCATACGGATGGCTGCCTCTACTTCGGGGGAGGCGGTGTAGGGGCGGTCTTTCATGATGCCCTCCTGTTCTGGTACGCGCCCCATCCGCACGTCCCGCAAACCATCCACGCACCGCGCCACCTCGCGACCGACTGACAGAGCGGGCACGTACCGAAGCCCATCATCCGCCGCGCAATGCGACGCCACAGGCGAAGCATGCTCACCTCTCACCTCCAAGTCCCTCGAACACGATGTCCGCTGCCATCTCAGCCTCCAGCACGGCCAAACCGAGCGCCGCGGTGCACACGTCCCGAACGGCGATGGCGCTATCCCGCTGGCGCTCTGCCACGCGCGCATGCTCTGCTGCGTTACCTGACAGCAGCGTGCAGGCTATGAAGCCTAGAGCGAAGCCCAGAGCCATTACAGCAAGCCAGCGGGAGGCGGACAGGACGGCGTCAAGGTCGATGGTCATGCTCCCAACTCCAGCACTTCCTGCGACAGCCGACGCGCTGCGATTTCGCAGTAGCGTTCCTCGATCTCGATGCCGATGGCCTTGCGGCCCGGGTCAGTCAGTAATGCCCCGACCGACTCGCTAGGCAGCGACGCCAGCACGGACAGCGCTTCCCCGTGATAGATCGTCACCGCCCCGTCCTCGTAGTACGGTGTCATCGCACGTCCCGATACCGCGCCAGCGCGGACGCTGCCTTATTGCTCAGACAGTCGTCGTTGGCACATGGCTGGCGATTGCCGTGTGTGTCGAACGAGCGATCAACTCCGCACTCTTTGCAGTACCCGTTGTCGATGCCGCCGAACCTGCTGACATACTCCTCCAGCGCGCGCAGCGCTGCCAATGATCCTGCTGCGGGCTGCGCGGACTGGTTCCATGCAGCAATGGCGGCCTTTCGGCTATGACGCCCAGAAACCATCGGGCCGCTCGCGCAACACTTCCAGCACACCACGGACCTATCGTCCCCATCGTTGCGCTGGACGTTTAAGTGTTCGGCAGACTTGCACCACGGGCATGCGGATGTGGGCTTGTCCACTCGCTCGCTCACCTCTCACCTCCAAGTCCGGAGGCTGACAGGACGGCGTCGAGGTCGATGGTCATGACGGTATCTCGTGCTCGGCGGCGAAGTGCTGGTCGCCAGCACTGATTACGGCGCGCATCGCATCCAGCACCTTCCACGCGGGATACCTGACGTCGACGCCGGCCTCTACAATCTGCGACAGGAGCCGACGCCACTCACCCATCGTCATCGTGAGAGTCAGCGTCGCCTCCAGCGCATCAGGATTCTTCAGCGCAAACTCCGCTCGTACTCCGCTCACGATGCCCTCCTTGCCCTCTGCCCCTGCAACCGAAACTGCGTGGGACTCATCCCCCGGCGTCCGGCTGCAATGTCTATGGTCTCATGTGCAAGCCTGCCCCATCGCAGCAGGTCGTCACCGGCAGCGGCTTGCAGAATGTCGTCAGCCGTAGGGCCGTGGAACCTGCCGAGCAGGGCAGCGGGACTCACGATAAATTCCTCGAACGCAATCATCGCGCGGGCGGCCTGTTCGGTGATGGCTTCGTCGCTCATGCCGATTCCCGCTGGTCCGACTTCTCGATGGCCTTGCGGTCTGCAAGCGTCTTCTGCGCGTGGTCGATGGCTTCCATTGCCTTGCCCTTCGAGATTCCGCGCGACAGCATGTCGTTTATATCCGCCCGCTCCTTTTTGGTAAAGACGTGCGACTGCATCAGGCGAGTCAGCAGGTCCACCTGCCCCGATGTTGCGGGCACGGCGAGACGCCCCGTCTCTGCATCGGGTTCGGGCTCGGCCGCTTCCTCACGACGCGGGCGGCTGGCGGCATTACCGTCGTCATCTTCCTGCGCGATGGCGCACAGTGCGGCGAGGGAATACCGACGCAGGTAGGTGATGGACGAACCGACCGCCTGCGGACTCGGCGGCAACTCCCCGCCATCCTTCTTGTACTGCTTCGACATCGGTGCCGCGCTGACACCGGACAGCCATTCCCCTGACTCGTGCAGCAGGACCGTCTCGACGGATACCGACCCGCCGTCCATGCCGGGAATCTGCACCACCGACAGTCCGTGCTTCGCCAGCACCGGCCGCGCCGTGTTGATGATCTCGGCAAGGTCGGCGTACTTGCTGCGGAAGAACGGGTTGTCCGATGTCTTGTGCGCGTTCTCTATCTCGCCCTGCGCCTTCGCCAGCGCCGACGCGAGCGCCCCTATAGACTCTGAGTGCTCCATTAGTATCCCCTCGCCTCGTCCAGCCTGCGCGCGTCCTCATCCTCATCCCAGTCGGCCCAGAACCGCTTCACTGCGCGCGCCTGATCCTCGTTCAGCTCCACGACGCCCGTCTCGTACAGCGCGTCGTCGGCACGCTTCTCCCCTTCCTGCGAGATGCGGTTATCGTGCAGCATCTCCCGATACGCCCGGTCATCATCGGCCTGCATGTCCTCTGCGGCGGTTCTCATGACTGCATGTCCTCCCGATATTCCCGCGTGCATCCACCACACGCGGGCACGCCGTAGGGCACCGGATCGGCGCATATGACGCAGCGGCTCGCACCCCGCAGCATGTCCGTCCGGCAATCGTTGTGCAGGACGCCGATGCCGATGGGGTTGTCGACGCTGTCCTCCTCGGGCAGTGGCCTCGAGCAGCGGGCGCAGTCGTCGCTCATACCGCCGCCCTCATCATCCGCTGTGCCAGGTCCGTCAGTTCATCGCGCAGCGCGTCCGCCCGCTCCTCGGCTGCGCGAAGCCTCGTCCCGAAGGCGTAGCCGCGTGCGGCCGATTCCCCATGCTCCGACTGGTCCCACTCAGCGGACTGGTCGAGGTATCCCATGCTGGCGAATTGCTCGAAGGTGGGACGGTGCAGCTCGTCCTCGGATGCGTTGGCAATCTTGGCGGCTATCGTGTCGGGGACGCATTCGCGATGGGTCAGGAACATGGACGGCCTCATGACGCACCGGCCTTCGCGACAGCAGGGTGACCGTGCTTCAGGAGCATGTCGTGGAGCGGACCCCACAGACGGGCGGCGGACTTGGCGGGCACAGATGAGTCCTCCGCACCGTCTGCGAGATCGTCCACCAGTTCCGTGAACACGCGGGCCAGCAGGTCCAGCATCGCGGCCTGCCCATTGATTTCCATCAGCGCGGCCTCCGCGTCGAACACCAGCGCGCCAGACTCGATTTGCTTCCATCCCGGTAGCATGACTGCTCCCTTCCATGTGTGAAAACGGGCGGGTTGGACCAGCGCCGCAACGCGCTACGACCCACTTAGCCTCGGCAGGCCCCGCCCGTCGATTCGCTCCGCTATTTCGCTCGCTCCGCTATTTCGTCGCAGACCGCCGCCGCCTCCTCGTTCAGGTCCGCCAGTTCCGCATGCACCGCCCGCCGCGCCGCCGTCACACCTTCCTCGTAGATCAGCCGCATCAACTCGCTCGACAGCCGGATGTGTTCGTAGCCGATTTGCAGCAGTCGGCCGCGCAACTCCGCTGGCGTCCTGTCCGACAGTTCCCCGCGCATGACGAGTATCCTCGCCTCTGAGATGGCAGACCATGCAGTCGTGTGTTCGGATTCAGCGAGCGGGCGAAACGCACGGGCCAGCAGCGAGTACGGGTCCCCCCTGCGTGCTGCCGTTCCACGTGACACATGCAGGCCACCGTTCGCGGCAGCGACGGCCTTGCCTGTACCTGCGGCCCGCTGGTAGGCATAGGCCGAGTGGTGAATGGCGGCGTCACTGGACCAATGCGCGCACTTTCCGGTCGGATTGCGCGTGACATTGCCGGCATCGTCGGGTAGCGTTCTAACTGGCATTAGTGATTCGACCCGTTCAGGAGGGCGTTTACCTTGTCGACATCAGCGCGCGACCCACCATGCAGATCCCCCGTTATCGGGTCGTACATGACCACGACCTCCCGGCCGTCCGGGTACTTCTCCACTACTCGGTCGCGCTGGTACAGCATCATCACGCCGCACCCGTGGCATCGCTCGGCCCAAAGGGTGACGGTCCGCGGCGAGCCCTGCTCGATCTCCATCATCCGCGTGCGCGTGGTGTGCAGGCAGAGGTTCGTCATGACTTCACCTTCCAGATCACTACCGATCGGCCACTCGGCGCTCTGCGCCGCTCTCCGCTGTCGTACACGAGCCCACGCAGCACCAATTCACGTATCCGGCCCGAAACTCTGTGAAGCGCCGTGCCGATGTCGCTCGCGACCTCGAAGCACGTCGCGCCTGCACGGTCGCGGATGACGTTCAGTACGCGCACCTGACGTGCGGCCAGATCGGATTGAATGCTGGCGGCGGCGGCCTGCGAGGTGTCGCTCAGTCGGGACGCGCCAGCCTGCTCACCGCGTCCGTACGGGTGCGAGGCATGGCCGGTCATGAGGTCAAGTTGCGAGGCGCGGGCAGTCACGCGACTGCTCCCTGACGTGCGCGGATGTTCGCCGCCCGGTCCTTCACGGCCTCGATCGTGTGCGTCCGCAGCACCTCGGATTCCGGGATGCGATCGAACGCGGCGACGAGTTGCACGTCCAGCTTCTCGGAAGGGGTCAGCCGCACATTTACCTGGGCCGTGCGCGGCTCATCTTGCGGCTCAATGGCATCGTGAGGCATGTTGTCCTGTTCTGGTTATGTTAGGCGGAGAGCCATGTTATCACCTTCGTCACCTACCATAACCCTTCGTGACCCAGAACGCAATAGGCACGTGACCGATACCAACCTTTCGTCTCTGTACACCGACCTGCGTCGTCTCACCGCAGGGAAGGCACACGCGACGATAGCAGACGAATCAAGGATTGACGCCGAGACGCTAAAGCCTTGGCTAAGGCCCGGTTATGTGCCGACGCGCAAGCCGCCAAAAGAGAATTACGAGCGGCTGGTTGAGTACGTGGGAAAATTGAGGGAAAGCACGAAAGGGGACGACGTTGCACGTGAAACGTCGAACGTGGCCGATCTCTCCCGCAAGGCCGCGGCGTGGGATGCCGTGGTCAACATGGTGAAGGCTGTCGAGGGCGGAGACGAGCCGCCCCCGGCCGGCGGGTACGAGCCCGTCTAATCCGGTGGGTCAAGCCTTTCGAGTACCCCGCGCAGCATGTCCGCCACCGCCGGGGCGCTCTCGCGGTCGAACACCAGCGCGTGAGTCAGGAAACGTCCCCTGTGGTCGATTGCGACGTAGATCTTGTGTCCCGATCGGGACAGGTACGGCACGGTGTAGACGCCGCGCTGAAGGCGGCGAGTGGCGGGATGCAAACGGGCCTCCCCCCGGCATCCAGCCGGGATGCAAAGGTAGGACTACAGTGGTATCGGGGGCAGGCCGGGACCGCGGTACGCTATCATAATGCTGCCCAGCGACAACGGCTAGAAGGAGGGTCCATGCGAACGCAGAGAAGGCCGGAAATTTGGATCGCCGCCGTTGGCGCGCTGCTTATCCTGATCTCGTTCCTCTGGTCCAGTTCAGACCCCGACGCCTTCACATGGCCGGATTACGGCGACCGGCTCGGCGATTGGGCGCTCATTGCGGCGGCCCTGCTGTGGCCAGTGCTCAAGATCGTCCTGATCGGCGCAGTGGCGTACTCGCTCGCCATGTGGCTATGCCGCGCCTTTGTCCGCACCGCATTAGACGAGATCCGTCTTTGCCGCGAACGAGAAAGACATGGGGCTACTCTGCCACCTTCATAGCCTGGAGCCACGCCATACCGACCTGCACGCCGACGTTGACCTGCGTCGTCTGCGAGGGCGGGCCGTAGTCCTGTCGGTTCAGCACGCCCGCCCGCCACTTGAGGGCGTCCACCTTCACGCGCTGGGCACTTGCATCGGCGGGCGTCGTCTTCATGGCTTCATCGAGTACCATGTCGGCCTCGATGTGGCCCCGCAGTTCGCGCACCTTCTGCCACCGCTCCCACCGGCCATCGCCGGCATGGAGCCAGCGGTATAGCTCATCGGTGCCCCAGCGCTTCGCATCTTCCGTCGTGGGCTCGAACAGCTCCGCACACATGGCGACAACGGAGCCTTCCTCGAGGTAGCAGCGGAACACCTTCTCCTCGCCGAGAGCATCCAGTTGCGCCAGCCGTGCCCGTTGGATCTTGCGTCCCATCAGTTCCTGCTCCAGTCGTGTTCGCTCACATCTCGCAGCGCCGACGCCTGCGCGCGTTGGAATTGCAGCGCCGCAATGGCTATGAGTGCGAGGGCGAGCGCCAGGTATTTCATCCGAGTGCCTTCATCCACGCCACGATCCCCGCGGCGGTCTTCGCTACCAGCAGTCGCATGTACGCGGCGCTCTGAACGTTCTCCCGGTCGATGGCGTTCGTCAGGAACCCGTACTCCAGCAGCACCGCCGGCATGCGCGTCCTGCGCAACACCGCGAGCCCTCGTCCATTCGTCCAGCCGGCGCCGTCAGGATAGACCTTGCCGCCGAGCTTCTTCTGTATCGCTTCCGCGAGCCCCTGACCTCCCGGAGCACCGGCCGCATGCAGCAGCCAGATGCCGGCCGCATCCCGATTTGCGCTCGCGTTGAAGTGGACCGACACGAAGCCGGCGGCGTTCTTCTCGTTCGCGAGCGCCGTGCGATCGCCCAGCGTCGGGTACGTGTCACTCGTGCGCGTGTAGATGACCGGCACGTTCAGCCGGCAGAGCTCACCGCCGAGCGACATCGCGTAGATCAGCGCAAGGTGCTTCTCAACGACGCTGCCCACGGACGCGCCCGGGTCAGAGCCTCCATGACCTGCATCGATGACAATCATAGCGTCCGCGGCTCCGGTGCGTCGACCGCCATCGCCTGCACGCCGGGCGTCACGGTCACGGGCTGCTTCGTGACGTAGCGCAGGATGACGTTGCCGACTGCCATCCCCATCAGGATCTTGTCGGCCTCGATGACGCGGAAATCGAGCAGGATCTGCGCGACCTCCAATGCGCCGGACAGGACGTTGAACCAGAACGTCTTGCTCGACCACAACGATTTCGCCTTCACGAGTACCTGCATGTCGGCCTCCTCAGATTTTCCGGTCGACCATGTCGCGGATCTCCTCCAACTGCTGCTTCATACTGCTGTTCAGGTAGTCCTTCAGCGTGCTGAAGCCGTCGCGCTGGTCCAGCTCCAGCTTGTGCAGCTTCTCCGTGACGGCGGTCAACTGCGCCTCGATGCGCCCCATCTTTGCATCCCGGTGGCGCTCATCGATGATGAGGGTCGCCACCTTCTGGTCCAGCGTTTCCCACTTGCCCATCATCGTCTGGACAAGCCCGCGCACTTCTGCCATCTCTCCGTCGACATCCGCCCGCAGCTTCTGGAATGCCTCCCGGTCCATGAACCGCTCGTCCAGCTTGTTCAGCCCCGCGCGCCAGAAGATGACGCCCGCGCTCGGTATGCCGATGAGGGCGGCGAGGGCGATTATTTCGAGCACCATGCCGCCCTCCCGCAGCTCTACAGCCGCAGCTTTACCCAAGGCCAGCAGTACGAGCAGCCCCGGCAAGATCTCTGTCGCTGCCTCGCCCATTACCGGCCTCACGGTGAAGCATGAACACGAAGGCGCCGAATGCAGTCAGGCGGCACCCCTGATACAGATACCACGCGGGCAGTACGTCGCTCATCGTCGCGAGCATGCCCGAATACGCAATGCTGCCCGCGCCGAAGTAGAGCCAGAGCGGCACCGCAATTCGTCCTCGAGCGTAGAACAGCACGAGCAGGCTACCGACCAGCGTCAGCAGCCAGTCCGGCCCGGGCGCGCTCATGAGCCACGACGCCATCGCTGTGAGCATGAGCGCCCAGAGCAGCAGCAGGTCCGGCTTCACGGCCATGAGCACGAGCGCGAATTGAATCGGTAGCCACCAGTAGTCCCCGCTCCACGAGTGGATGGTCGCGCCAATCACCGAATCAGCGACGTACGACACGCCGAACGCGATGCCGACCAGCCACCACGCGCGCGGTACGCCACGTCCCCACGACAGCAGGAACACGGCGGGCACCAGTGACGACAGGTGCAGCGGCTCCATCATCCAGCGCGGAGGGCTCACGGGCACGGCTCCGGCGGGCAACGGTGAACGAAGTTGTAGCCTTCATCGCCCTCGTGTGACTGCGTCGTGACCGCATCGGGGTCCTTGATCGTGAACAACTGCGTATCCTCATGGAAGCGCAGGGTCGCGTTGGGGCCGGCCGCTTCCAGTGCGTCGACGAATCCGGCGCTTTTCAGGTCCGTGATGTTCCACCAGTAGTGCGGGCGTGGCATGGTGTGCCTCCGTGGGGTAGGTGTTTCAGATGAACCGCAGCAGGAAGATAATCATCGCGACCGCGGCCAGAACGTACAGGACCACCTTGATGGGGAAGGGCGACTCCGGGAGCGGGATCACGCTGATGATCCAGCAGACGAGCGCGAAGATCAGGAACGCAATCAGGACCGAGATGATGACTTCCATGTGTGCCTCCTAACGGTGTGCGTAGCTCATTTGTCCGACCCGCCGCCGCGTGCAGCGTCCACCAACAGCCTCAACGCGGCCCCCGCTCCGCCGAGCCGGGCAAGCTTGCTGTTGTACAGTCCGACCCCCACTCGCCCACCGAACCGGGCCGCGGCTCCTGCGGCTCCCGCGACTGGCCCGGCCACTGTGCGGATCGCTGACACCGCCGGACCCAACCCCGCGCGTGCAAGCCGGCCTGTGAGCGGCGCCGCGGCCACTACACCCGCCGCCATGCCCGCCGCCGATGCTCCCGGCGCGACAGTCTGGAGGTCGTCGGTACGCTGCTGGAACTTCTGCTGCGATTCACTGAAGCTGCCCGGGAATGCAGCAGGGAATAGAGCGTTGGCCGCCGCGGCGCCGGCGCCTGCGATCTTGTCAGCCTGCCCGAACGTGGCGCCCTCCGCTGCCTGATGCAGGAAGTCGCGAATGGGGCCGCCACTGGCGCCGACCCGCTCCAGCGCCGCGTCCGTCTCCAACGCCTTGCCGACAGCCTTGTCCAGCGATTCGAGCGTGTAGCCCTCGTCCTTGAGGTACGACTTCAGGTCTGACTCCGGGGCGTCCTCGGAGATCATATACTGCACGTTCGCCAGTATCCGCTCCAGTTCCGGGTCCATCACCGCCCCCGGGGTCGGATGTTCGGGTACCGCTCGTAGACGGCAGACGTACCGCCCCTGAGATCAGCGAACATGTCCGAGCCCTGGAACGCCTGCTGGATGGCGGCCTCCACGCCCGCATCCACACCGCCGTGCGTTGCCGCGTACTCGCGCACGATCTCGGCGACCTCCATGTCCCGTTGCGCGACCCGGCGGCTGGCCTCGACGATCATCCGGTTGCCTTCCGGCGTCTTGCTAAGATTCGGGACCATAGACTCAAGGAACTCGCGATCCTTGTCGGACATCGCGCCCGGCATACCAGCGCCGCCGGCAGGGTTGCGGAGCTCCAGCGCCATCTCGCGGCCGATGGACTGCGCGGCCTCCGCTTCCGCAACACCCTCGATGTCCATGCCGAGGCTCACACCTAACCGTTTGAGCGCCGTAACCTGCGCGCCTGCCGTGCCCTGATAGACACCCGGCGCGTCCAGCAATTCCCCCAGCCGGTTGAGCTTTTCGATCTTGCCGGGTGCAGCGCGTCCTGCGTCGTTCACGTTGCCATAGACGCCCGCATAGTACGTGTCCAGTTGCTTCGCCTGCCCGCCGGTATTCACGTTGACGAGCGGACCCCTGCCGGAAGCCTGCATCTCCTCATACCGCGCCATCGCGGCCTGACGCTGCTCCGGCGTTGCGGCGGCCGGATCGACCCCCATGCCCCAGAGGACCAACTGCGCCTCCGGCGGGAAGCCTTCGACCGGGTCCACAACCTCCGGCACGACATCCACGACCGCCTCGCCGGTCTCCGGATTGACCAGCCGCTCGTTCGCCCCCACTGCAACTGGCGTCGGTGCCTGCATCAACTGCATCAGCGCCGGCACCCGCTGCTGGGCGGGCAATGCGCGGAGCAACTGCTGCATCTCCGGCGGTGCATTCGCCATCAGTTTGTCGATCTCCGCTTCCTGCTGTCCCTGCCCGTATGCCTGCATGCCCGACGGAAGGGAGCGGCCCAGTGCACCCCCGAGCGAGCCGCCCGGCCTGTCGGACTCCGCAAGCATGGAGGATCCAAACGCGAGCAGCGCCTGCGTGATGCCCGGCTTTGCCAGCAGTCCCGAGATGCCACCGGGGGCGGCGGGCTGCATGGGCGTCCGCGGGTTGATGGCCGCAGTACCGCGTCCCACGGGCTGCGTGTTGAGCCCGGGTATCGGTGCGAGCCGCGGCAGGGGTGCCGGTCGTCCGTATGCCATGATGTCTCCTTAGAACAGCCCCATGAGTCCACCGACGCCCGCGCCGATACCCGCGCCCAGCGGCCCGCCGACCATGAAGCCGGCACCCGCACCTGATGCGGCACCGCCGAGCGCACCGGCCGCACGACTGCCGCCCGGCTGCGTCGTTGTCTGCGTCTGACCGTAGGGCATGCCGCCGAGCAATGCCTGCATGCGCTGGATCTGCTCCCAGTTGTAGCCGCGTTCCTCGAGCCAGCGGGACACGTCGTCGCTCATCTCTGCCTGCGCCTGTCCCTGCTGATCCGCCCCGACGCCCGAGAGCACCTGACCCGCGCCGAGTGTTCGGCCGGCGATGTCGCCGCCGAACTGATTCAGGAGACCGGCGCCCTGCAACTGCTGGTTCCTGCCAGTGAAGTACGCGCCCTGGTTCGCCATATCGGCCGACAGCCCCGCCGCCTGATTCATTCCGCCCGCCTGCATGGCACGCGCGGCGTCCGACTGCGCGAGCTGTGCAGCCTGTCCGAACCCCTGCGAGCGCAGTTGAGCCGCAGTGCGCGCCGCCTGATCGCCATAGGCTCGATTCGTCTCCGCCTCCACGAGTGCAGACCGATCGCCCCCGAACGCACCCGCCATCGTGGATGCGGAGTTGACACCCTGCACCGCCATCTGACGAGAGCGGTCGATGTCGGACAATGCCGTGTTCACGACCTGATCCTCGTAGGGGTCCTGATACATGCCGATCCCCTGCATCAGGTTGCCCGCCTGCACCTGCTGCGGGTTCACCATAGGGGTCTGGCCACCCCCGGCGATCTGGCCGGCTACACCGGCCGCCTGCTGCGCCTGCGCGATGCCGGTCCCGGTACCATCCGGTCCGAACGCGCCCGCCAGGAACTGGTGCGCCTGCTCCTGCAATGGCTGCATCGGTGCGACCCGTGAGCCGCCCGGGTAGGCTTCGTAGGGCACGTTCGCGTCCATGCCCTGCTCCCAGAGTTGCTGCGTGCGGGCCTGTGTCCACGGGTCGACCGCATTCGTGGTCGTCGATACCTGATTGCCTCTGCTCATATCTCCCTCACCAGTACGACCGCATGCTTCCGGTATCCGCTCATCACTCGCTCCCAGCCCGGCCTGCCATTCACCTCGATCGACGTGCAGTCATGCACGCGTGCGAAGTTTTCCATCGCCGGCAGGTTCTTCAGCAACTCATCCAGATTGCCGCCCGCCATCCAGATCAGGAGCACCCTACCACTGGGACGGGTCTGCACCTGCGTGACCCCTGCACTGTGTTCGAGCGGCCAGAACGTCGCCCGCCTTGCCCGTATCTCCCGCTCCACGTCCTCGATCGTCCAGCCATCATCACATGCCGGAATGAGGTATGGCTTGCAGCGTTCCCATTCGGCATCGAATGTCATACAAACGGCGTAATCCTGACGCGCACCGTCCATGCCGTACCGACCCCCGAAGTATTCGTCGCCGTCAGTACTCCGGTCCCGCTGGCATACGCGAACGTGGTGTCCAGCGCGTACAGGTCGTTGGTGTAGATCGGCGATGGCACGATCAGCGTACCATCGGACGATATGTGCATGATCCAGCGCGCGAAGAAGTTTTGATCGGTCAGGCCCGCCGTGTTGACCTTGGCCTCGACATCCACCTCCAGCAGATGCTCCTTGGTCAGCATATGCGACTCAATCACCGCGATGGCCCGGCCTGCATTCATCTGCGCAGCGGTGGAGTTGTGCAGAGTCACGCAGCGCGCGCCCAGTTCGCCCGTGTAGTAGCCGTCGCGGTTCTTGCTGCCGCTCGAAATCAGGCCGGTGTGCCCGATCTGCGAGCGCGGATATGCCCTCGTGATGGACACACCGACCTCTCGCCACGTCATCACGTCCACGGCGGCATCGGCGTGCGGCTCGAAGGTCGCGGTCGTGTTCAGGTTCGCGACCTTTGCGAGCGACAGGTACGTGACGGGGAACGATGCCGACTTCTGGATCGCGAGCCCGTGCATGTTGAGGCTCGCAAGCCCGACGTTGGACGCCGTGCCCGAGTACAGCACGAAGCGGGCAGCAGCACCAAGGGACGCGCCGAGGAATATCCCGCCGCCGAAGATCGAGAAGTCACAGAACGGCTGAGTCGGTGAGCCCTCGCCCGCCACCTCGATGATGTTGGTGCCGCCCTCGGTGTGAATCCCGTGGATGTTGATGCTCCTGCACTGCGAACTGACGAGGAAGTGGCTAACGCATGTGCCCTCGGATGTCAGGTTCAGGAACGTTACGCTGTTGGCACCACGCAGGTCGAGATTGACGTCCGGCGTCTCGTCGCTCGATACGTGCATGGAGACGATTTCCAGCCCGTTCACATTCGTGTAATTGGCGTTCCCCTCCGACAGGCTGAACCCCGACGTGCGGAAGTCGTACAGATGCACGTTGTCGATTCGCGCGTTCCACAGGTACGCCACACGGAGCGACCGCTCGAAGCCCTGAATCATCACGTTGTCCATCTCGAATTGCGGCACGTTCGTCGCGAGTACGCCACGATCCCGCGTACTGCCGGAGTCCTCCAGTATCGTGAGATTCGACAGGCTCACGGCACGTACAGCGGTACCGCCGCTGGCCTGATCGTTCACGCGCACGAACACGGTCAGGGTGTCCACCGTGATGTTGGCCGAGCCGATCGTCTTTAGCTCCGTGCGGCCGAACTCGCGTTGCGGGGCGCCCATGAGCTTCGCCTGACCGCGCCCGACGAAGTCCAACCCCCGTAGCCGATAGGTACCGGCAGGTACCAGCACGGGAATACGGGTGGAGGCAGAGATTGCCAGTAGCTGATCGAACACGTCGGTATTGTCGGTCGCGTCATCGGCAATGGCGCCCAGCCACCGCGCGTTGATGTGGTTCTCAATGACGCCTACAGCGAACACGACAGCGCCGCCGCCGGACGTGTCGAACACCTGATAATTGCCGGCGCTGAACGGGCCGTTGACCGTGAGCGTGAACGCGCCCGTCTCGATGATGCCCATGCGTGCATCGAGTGTCACGTTCGCCGGGATGGTCAGGTTCGCGGTGAGCGTGCGGGTCAGGCCGGCAGGCAGGATCAGCACCGCATCATCGGCGCCCAGAGCCGTGATCGCTGTGGACAGGGAATCGAACACCGCCGCGTTGTAGGCCGCGCCGCCCTTGTCCAGAAGTTCGGCCGTCAGCTTGCCGTTGATCTGGCCGTCGCGGTTGCTCTTGATGTTGAACTCGTCCGCTTCCTCCAGAGGGCGCTTCCAGTCCCGCTCGATGTCGAGACCGCGGCCATTCGTGCGCGGCAGGATCAGCGTCATCGCTTGCCCCCACTCACCAGATCCAGACGCGGGGTGCCCAGTCTCCAGTCGGTATCACCAACAGCAGCCACTCGCATGCGCGCCTGTCGGCCGCTGAAGCGTACTGACGTGGGATTCGCCATCGTGTAGGGTCCGTGCTCCGTTTCAGCCGCGGTCGGATAGTGGCGCGTCTTGAACGTGAGCGTCGTCTGGGCCAGTGTATTCTCATCGGGAATCAGCATGCGCGCGTGCATCCACCGCTCACCACTGCCGAGTTCTATCGGCCCCGTCTCTGCATACGGCGTCTCCGAGCCATGATCCGTGCCCGTCTCGTGGCGATACAGATTGCCATCCGTGCCGCACAGGATCGGCTCCTGAAACACGCCCCGACCGACGCCGCAACTGCGGTCGAACGCCCCCGCCTCGGAAAAGCTCCACCAGTTCTCCGCATAGTTCCATGTGATATAGAAATCGCACTCACTCCCGGTCTCGCTCGGAATCAGCCACGTAGCCTCCTGGTATTCGATATTGTGCCAGCCGAACGTCTTGCTGATCTGCGTCTTCGATGCCCTCTGGAGGAACAGGTCCCACACCTCGCAATCGAGCTTCCGCACATTGCCGTCGTACACGAAGAACCCGCCGTAGCCGAGCCACACGGCGCGGTTGCCGATACGGATGGCGGTACGGTTGCCCGGAGCGCCACATCCGGAGTCCACGCGCCGGAAGCCGTAGACGAGCGGGGCGCCGATGTAGCGCGCGGCCCATAGGTCGGTGCTGGTCAGGATCAGCGTCTCATTCGACTGCTTGATGCCGCAGCGGATCTCCCCATCGGTCTCCAGACCGAACGACCCGGCCTGATTCGTGGCCGCTGGCGTCCAGACCGTATTGTCGCGCTGATGGCACCACTGCACCTTGCGCGGATCGCCGCCGGCCCCGAGCGCGAACAGGAACCCCTCCTGCGTGACGACAAGCCCAGTGCAGCCGGTCGGAGCGTTGGCGACCTGCGCGGCCGGCGTAGCAGTCACCAGCCGCCATTCCCATATGTCGCCATCGCCATCCATGCAGCCGACCAGGTACTGACCCCAGCCGTCGAGCGCCCATGAACCCGGCAGCGTCACCGCCCCGACATCTTCACGCAGACTGCCATAAGCCCCCGAACCGTAGAGGCCGAACCCAAACCCGAGTTGAGATGTAGCGTCCTCATTGCCCGCCGTGAAGCCGGACGCGGGCGTGATGTCGCTGATCGCGGCCGACTGACTGGCGACGTACAGATTCGCCGCCGTGCCGAACGCGATCCACCGCACGCCCGCATTGTCCGTCCATGCGTACATGCCGCGAGCGATGCCGGTAAACGTGCCCGTGCCCCATTGCAGCCATCCGCCGATCGGACGGAGCGATCCCCCGAGCCAACGCACGAGATTGACATCGTAGTACCGGCCTCGGGCGTCGGATTCCGTCCCGACCCTGTAGCATCCAGCCGGTAGCTTCAGAGGGAATATCATTCGGCCACGAGCAGATGAGGTTCCTTGATGAGCTCACCACCGACGACTTTCGCAGGGTCGAGCCCCACGAGCGTGACGGCGACGTCCCATTCCTTTTTGACAGCACGCTTCCGCATTTCGATCTCCGCGAGTACCTGCGCCTGCGATGCAGTCAGGACGTGGCGCTTCGTTCCGTTCTCTTTGCTCATCGCCCCATCATCCCCATGAGTCCATATACGCTCTTTGCCGGCAGATCGAACAATGCCCGCAATCGGTTCTCACCCTGCATGACCGGATGCTTCGCCTGATTCCGTGACCCGACTTTCGGATCACCCGTCCGCGCGCTCATGTCCCTCGACTGTGCGACCGGGTACAGGTGCGCGAACTCGTGCAGGAACGCATCGCGGACCAACTCGCGAGCCTGCGCCGAGTCCTGACCGACCGCTTCGTGCAGCCGGTCCACGTCCACGAAGATGCCGCCGACGTTCGGCGAGTCGTACATGGCCGCCGCCCCCTCGTTCGCGTTCATCAGCACCTTATCGGTCCGTGCGGCGTTGATTCCGGCCAGCGATTCCGCATCGCCGATGTACGCCTTGAACGGAGGCCGCTTGTCGCCCTGCCTGAACACCGCATCCAGATCAGCCCGAAATCGCCCATTGCCGAACATTTCCTCGAGTACCGACCGCACAACCGCGTTCTGGGTCTGCATAATGACCCAAGGCGGCAGGTCATCCATCAGGGCTTAATGACAAAGACGCGCTGCGCGCGGCTCGTGGTCGTCGCATTCGTACCGCTCACGTTCCTGACAGAGATCCCGACCAGATCGGCCGACGTGACCCATGCTGCGCTGATGAGGGAACTGACGTCCGCCTGAAACACCTGCGCCACAACCACGAGGTCGCCGACCGCTGCGCCTACGACCGCTACGGTAGTCTGAACGCCCTCGTTCGCGTTCACCGTGCCCGCCCCGGGCTGCCATGTCGTCGTGCCCGTCAGGATCTCGTTGTCGGTCAGGTCGTCGCTCGACGCGATTGCAGCGCCGCCGCCCCATGCGAGCGTGTCCGTGAGCGTCACGGCACCTGTAACGCCCAACGTGCCGGTGATTGTGACGGCGCCCGCGTGCGAGATGCCGAGTCGTTCCGTACCGGCTGTCATAAGCTGGAGGGCCGCGCCCGAGACATTCCCAGCTCCGACCTGAATAAGGCCGGGGAGAGTCGCGTGCTCGTTCCCGCAAGCGAAAACAAAGGCGCCGCGAGCGGTACTGAGTGCCCCGCCACCTGTCAGCGCGACCGACTTGGAGTCTGAGCCGTCCGCCGTGTTGCTCGCGATCAACCCGGAGGCCGCGGTAAGCGTCACGGCCCCCGCGACACTGAGCGTGCTCGACAGCGTAGCGGCTCCGGTGACGGCTAGCGTGGCCGACAGCGTGGCCGCGCCCGTGACCCCCAGCGTCGACGACAGCGTAGCGGCGCCCGTCACCCCCAGCGTCGATGCAAGCGTGGCGGCTCCCGTCACCCCCAGTGTGCTGTCCAGTGTCGCGGCGCCGGTAACATCCAGCGTGCCCGGAACGTCGACGTTGCTCGTGTACTCTGCCGCCGTAGCGCCCGCGTTCGTCTGGAGAAGCTGACGCGCGGTGCCGAACGGGAGATGGTCGAGCCCCAGATTCGCGCCGGTCGCATCGAACAGCGCATCCAGATCGATGAAGTTGCTGTTGAGCTTCGCGCCCCATGTGTCGGCAGATGCGCCGACCTCGGGGAGGACCAATGCCAGGTTCGTTGTCGCCCCGTCAGCCATGACCGACTCCTGTCAGCGTCAGGATCACCATTGCGAACAGTCCACCGAAACGTCGGCGGTTGAAGCTGTTCGAGCGGAAGTGCAGGCCGTCACTGGGCGTTGCCGTGCCGCGCGCAGCCCAGACACCTTCTGCCCAGACACCTTCTGCCCACACGCCGTCAGCCCAGATCGTATCGTTCATACATTGAACGGAGTAGCGGAACCGTCACCAACGAGCGCGACATCGTTGACCCGCTGCACGTCAGCCGGCATGGCGCCGTTGTTCAGCGCAGCCGGCAGTCGAGATTGAATGTCCTGCGTGTCCGCCTCGATCGCGGTGGCAGCAGCCGCCGTTGCCAGCGCCGCGTTGCTGATCGCGGTGTCGACCTGCTCATCGATGTCCGTCAGCGTCTGCGCCAGTAGCGAGCCGTCGCTGATCGTGAACACGCCCACCACCGCACCGACCACGGACACAGCGTCCACGGTACCAGCAGCGATGTAAACCTCCACCACATCGCCATCCACGAGCGCAAGCGTGGCGTTGTCCACGTCGATCGCGACCCGGTGCTTTCCGGTCACGGTGCCGTGGTCGACCGACAGCGTGAGCCCTGCCGTGGCCGCAGTGCCGCCGTTGATATTGCACGCGAGACTGGGCGAGCCGGCCAGCGTGATCGGGGCTCCGTCCGTGTCGACGGTGTTGAAGAAGAAGAAATTGGAGCCCGTGCCGTCTATCAGTGTGCCGTGCCTCATGGTTCCCCTCATGGGTTATCGAACGAACGGGCTGCCAATGAACGGATTGCCTAGATGCTTGCTCTTGAGCAGTGAGCCTACGACCGTGCCGGGCGCGGCGGTTGCCGTGATCTGGAACGTCGGCGATGCGACAATGGCCTCACCGCCCACGAGCGCGGTTGCCGGGATCGTGACCGTCAGCGTTTCGGTCGCAGTGATGGCGTAGTTTGCGAGCGCGGGCAGCGTGATCGTGACCACCGTAGAACTGGTCCGCGCTACAGCAGTGACGCCGATGTTACTACGCTCTGCATTCCAACCGTTCGTCTCGCTTTGCGCCGAGACGATGCCATTGATGATGTTCTGACGCTGCGCGTTGAACGTCGCACCGTTCGCCACCCACGTATCGTCGGTCAGCGTCAGGATGACCGTCTCGCCGCCGGCCACGATCTCGGACTCGGTAGCGGACGGCTCGACGGTACCAGATAATGCCGCAGTTGGACCGGCGGGGGCAGCGTTAAGGTTAAGCCCAAGCGCGTTCCACCCGTTAACAGCGGTCGCCGTGATGGTGCCGGTAAACGCGACAGACGCCGCGCCTGTACCTTCACCGCCACCGATCTGTTGGTGCTGGCTGGACGAACCGGAGACCGTGTTGACCGCATCAACGCGCTCCGTGTAATTGGTCTCCGCCATACTGCCCGGCCCGAGGGCACGGACGGCAGCGAAGAACACAGGCGTGTCGCCCGTCGCGCTCGTAACGGTCAGGTCGGCGGTAGTGTCCGTGCCGGTGGCAGTGGTGTAGCCATCCTCCGGCGTCGTCTGGTCAACGTCGTCGTAAACCGCAACGGTAATGATGACCTCGACATCGCCCACCCCGGCATCGGGATTGACAGATACGTCATTGGAGCCTGACGCTGGAGCGACGAGACGGTACAGGCGGGTAGATAGCCCATTCGCTGCTACAGTCGCGCCGAGGGCTGTCATACCCACGCCGTTATACGTCACCCCTGCGTCAGGCATTGCGTGCGCAGCGGAGTTTGGCCACTGCACTAGCACCAGCATTACGCGATCCGCACTCGAACCGGCGTCAATGGTCGCTGTTACAGCATCGCCTGCGGCGTTAAACTGCCGATTGAATGGTGTCGTTACGACGTGTGCCATTATGCCGCCACGCTCTCGTCCGGGTGATACGGGCCGATCAACTCATCGGTCGACGAGTCGCGAACCGCAAAGCAGCCCTCGTACGCATAAGTGAACGGGAAGGGAGCGGGCGGCGTGATGCCATTCAGCCCGCAGGTTAGGCCGTCCAGCGCGTCGATGTCAGCAAACGTGAACAGGCCATCACCAAGATTGTCGAACGGCGTGATCTCATTCACGAAGTCAGCACTGTCGTACAGGAGATTGTCATCGGTATCGAAAATGGAACCGTACAGACGAAACTGCGTCGCATTGACGCGCAGTAGTTGGATCTCGCAGCGGTGCGTGACACCCTTCGGCACGGCGGGTGGTGCGTATTGCCCGCCGCCGCCCGCAACCGTATCGTAACGCGGTGTGTATTCGTCGGTGCCGTTGATAGGGCTGAAGTCCCACTGTTGTGCGTGCGACGTGAGACCGTTCGCATCCTCGATCGGGTGTGTGTTGATGTCCGATAGGCCGTTGGGTTGCACGCACCGGAAATACCACCGCCACGTCCTGTACGTCCCCTCGGCGGGCACTCCGAGTCCCGTGGCACGCATCTCAGCGAAGGCATCCCGGTCCTCAACCGCATCGACGCGAAGCACGTTCGGGCTCGGGAAGTCGAGCCCCGTCGATTCGATGACCTCCATACGTCCGTCATCAAAGTTGGTGCTTGTGATGCTCCACACACCGTTAAGCAGCACGGTCGATGACGAACCAAGCGATCCGGTCCAGTCCGACTTGAAGATGAGGTCCGTGCGTGGCGAGCCACCGCCGCCGCCGCCAGCAGGGCGGCCAGCGCCACCGAACGACCGCGCCAGAAGCGGTATGCGGCCGGCGATCATGCGCTACCCGACCAGCGGAATCGCGGTGAACGCGAGTTCTCCGGAGGCGGCAGATGTGCAGTCGAGCACGACATCGCACCCGGACGCATCCACCAGCACCAACCCGCTCCCCGTGATGGCGTCCGTCGCACTTGCGCCCGTCGCCATGTTCTTGTACGCGAGCGCGGTCTGCGTGTATCCCGACCCGCTCAGAGCGCCCTTCAGTGTCACCGAACCGCTGAACGATGCGCTCTCGAACTGGATCAGGTACGAGCACACGCGGTCGGACACCGGGATCGCGAGTAGCGTCTGCCCAGTTGCGTCGATTACGCCTGTAACGGGTGGCCTCATCATTCAAACCCTCTCGTTCGGGGACGCGCGGCGCCCGGCACGCGCTTTCGGTCGTTCAGGATGTTGAGTTCCGCGAGCGCGCGATCGAGCCGCGACTGCCAGAGGATGACCCGCTCATCGTTCTTGATGTACGGCTCTGCCTCGCACAGTGCGCCGAACAGGTAGATGTCCGGGTGTGCGGTGGCGAGCCAGTTGAACGATGTTGCGACCGGAGTCAGGCGCGCGTAGTACAGGAGCGATGCCGTGTACGAATCGCCCGCAGTCGGCAGGAACTCGAAGCTGTCGCCGACGACGGAGAAATAGGCCGGCTTGCCGGCTGACGTGCGACGGTGCCGCACGTCGGACATCTCCTGCGGCGTCAGGAACGTCAACTCCACCACGGGCGAGGTCAGCAGCACGAAACGGCTCGCCTCGAGGAAGCCCGCGGGGAGCGTCTCGTATTGGCTGGCCACCGCGAACGCATCGTCGCGGGTCAGCATGTCGGGCGCGCGGATAACGCGGTTGAAGCGTGCTTCCGCAAGGACCACGAACTCGGGGACGCGTGCCGTCAGATCGTCGCGGTCGAGCCAATTCGCGATCGCGGTTTCCAGTTCGGCATTCGTCGCGATGCTCACTTCGCCACCTCGATCAGTGGGCGACCATTCTCGATTTCAGGGCGCAAATGATCCCAGCGCCCCTGCCGGGCCAACTCGCGCTCGCCCAGCACATCCTGCATGCGGTACTCGTACTGGCCGATGTGTCCGACCTGCCACGAAACGGCATGGTCGATGTAGAGTGGCACGCCGGCCTTTTTCAGTTGCGCACACCAGTAGAGATCTTCACCGACAAACCGCTGGTCCTCCGGATGCCACGGAGTCATATACCACGGATACTCGACCTGAAAGAACACCTCCATCTTGATCGCCATGACGGCAGTTCCCACAACCGCAATCCTCTCGATGCCTTCCCGCTTCTCCGGGTCCGGCCACACCGCATCCAGCTTGGTCGGATCGTCCGGATTCTCCTTCCGTGCCGTGGCGCTGATCGGTCGCCGCCGCTTCGCACAGTTCGCGGCCACCACAGGCAGGTCATGCGCGCACAGGTCGTTCAGCAGTGTCGGCGGGAACCGCATGTCGCTGTCGAGGAACACAACGAAGTCGACACCGGCCTCGATCAGTTCCTTGACCAGCACGTTCCGCGCTTCCGCAAGGAATGCGGACTGGTGCATGGAGAGCGTCAGGTTGTCGTCCGGGAACGCAAAGGCGTGAGTCGCCATTGCGCGACACAGGTCGTGCGTAAACCACGCGTCGACCTGATCCTGACAGGGAATCGCGATACCGATATGGCGACTCACTCGCGGATGCCCAGTTCGCGTTCGATTTCCTCGTCCTCTGCGTCCTGCTGCTTCTTGAGCTTCTTTGCCTCGCGCCGCGCCTCTGCCGCCTTCTTTGCGTCTGCGCCCTTCTCCACGAGCGCGCGGAGCTTGGTCGGGTCAGCGCCCGGTGCCACTTCGAGATCGTCACCGCCTACTTCCACGGTGATCGTCTCGCCCAGATTCGCCGTCAGCACGAGGGCGTCATTGATGACCTGACTGATGTCCGCACCCGACGCGGCCTTGTAGTTCTCGCCATCGAACCAGATCGTGCGCCGAATCCATTGCATCGTTGCCTCCTAAATGCGCCCCGGTCGTGTGCGGAAGCCGCTGTTCGCCGAGTCGTTCGCCCAGCGCCGCACATATTCCTTGTCCGTCAGCATGTTGCGCCGATTCACCCGCCACTCGTACTCGATCACCCAACGGGGGATGACGCCGACGTGATGCACTTCGCCCTTCCAGTTGGCGCGCTCATCGAACTGGTTGAACCGCGCCCGGCACGCTTCCGCGATCGGGTCGACCAACCATTCCGTTTCGAGCGCGACATCTCCCGTGTCCGGGTTCGACCAGTACCATTCCCGGTATACGCCCGGATCGGCAGACAGCAGCCGCTTGTGCCAGCTCATGTCACCGGGAAGATCCGCGCACGAAACCGCGCGTCGTAGTCCGACGGCTCCGACGACTCAACGTCGTCTGCCTGCTGTCTCAGCCACGCAGCGATGCGAGCGCGCTCCGATGCATCCAGCGAGTCGCGGTTTCTGAACTGGAGTGTTGCGAGCGATGCCGGTTCAGCCAAAGAAGCGGTTTCCATGACTAGATTCCTCCGGTTCGGACCGGGGCGCCCCGTACAGGCAGCGCCCCGGCCACGGGATTACGATGTCGTGAGGTCGGCCGCGAGACCGAACGCCTTCTCGTTGTCGACCTGAAGCCCGGCTTCGTAGGTGAGCATGAACTTGTCACCGTCGCCGGTCTTCGCCATCTCGTGCAGCGTGTAGCCGTCCAGCACGCGCACCCTTGCACGCGACGGGTCGATGATGAGACCGTCGCGGTCCCGCTGGAAGCGGTTCGGCACGATCGACAGCTCGCCGAAGTCGCCGATGTAGAGGTCGGCCGCACCGATGATGGTGGACTGACCCGACCCCGGCGCCATGAAGCGCTGCGCCGCGATGCCGGCGAAGGACGACACCGCCTGCTTGTTGAACGACCCGACCATGAGAATCGACGGGTCGCCGCCGTTGTCCCACACCTTCTTGACGACGGCCTTCAGGATCGTCTCCGTGAACGCCCGCGTGGTGCCGTCCGACCTTGCTCCGGTCGGGGCCGTGCTCCACACCGGGTCGACGGAGTTCGTGGCCGAACTGGAGACGTTCGTCTTGATCCACGCGACCAGTCCGCCCGTCTCGCGGGCGGTCGTGTCGTCGCCGGCCACGGCTGCGTTGTTCGCGAGCAGGGACGTCTCCCAGTCGCGCTTGAGTTCCTTCGCCGCCTTCGCCGCCTGATAGCCGCGCTCATCGCTTCGCCCCGCCTTCCGGACCACCTGCTCTGTGCGGGCGATCAGAAAGTCCTTGCGGAGGATCTGCGCGTAGTTGCCGATCCTCGTTGTTGCGGTCAGCGCCGTGTACGTGTTGCCGAGATCGTCACCTTCGATCTGAGCGTTCGTCGCGACGGCGGCTGCGAGAGTGTCGGTCTGGAACTCGAAGAACGTATTCCCCGTGCTCTCCGATCCGATGTTGGACTGGAACGGCGTCTCGGTCGGGCTGATGTCCGAAATCAGGTCCGACAGGTCCTCCCGGATGCCCTTGGCATCGTAGGTGGAGAACGTGGTTGCGAGCTGTGCCATGATCTATTTCTTTCTGGTCATGAGTTCCTGGAGAATGTTGCCGGCTGCCCGAACGTCGCCCGACTCTTTCAGACGGGAGCGCTCCTGACGGAAACGCCGCTCGCCCTGGTTCACGTTCTTTCCGGAACCGGGCTCCACCGTCCTCGTAGTGGCTGCGACCTTCTTCTTGCCGGCGGCCTCGGCCTGCCTGTAGCGGGCGGCGTCGTGCAGGATCATCCAGAAGCGGTGGTCGTACAGGTTGCTGATTTCCTGATCCGATATGCCCTGCTCTGCGGCATAGCTCTGGATCAGGCCCCAGTCCTGTTGCCTTCGGGTCGCGTCGGTCCATTCGGGCCGCTTCTCAGCGAGTGCCGCCTGTTCCTTCGTGACCCATGATTTGAACTGCTTCTCGGATTCCTTCTGGTTCTCCTGCTCGATGCGCGAAAGTTCGGTGCGGATGGCGCCCATCTGGTCCCACTGCTCACGGAGAGCCAGATAATCATTGGGCTTCTCCGTCCTGAGCTTCTGCATGTCAGTCGATGCCCAGTCCGGCGCTTCCTTGCCGAGCACGAATCCGTAGGTATCGTGCAGCGACTGAAGGGCCGACTTGTACTGGTCCACCTGCTGACGCAGACCGCCTCGCTCCTGCTCTCGCGTTTCCGTCCACTTCTGCTGCTCATCACGCAGCCTCTGCATCTCCTGGGTGTAGTGCATCCCCTTCTGGGCGAGTTCGATTGCTTCCTCCTGCGATTCGATGACGATCTCCTTCCCGCTCACCTTCAGCGGGAGCTTGAACGCCGCAGTGGAAGTTTCCTCGTCCTCCGGGTCCGCGTCCTCACCACCAGACGCTTCCTCGTCCTGCTCCTCGTCCTCTGGCGCCGTGCCCTCATCGGGGGCGTCGTCGGTCTCGAGGTCCTGCTCATCGGCGGGGTCTTCTCCCTGCGAGAAAAGACTGTTCATGCGCTTGCCGATGTCCCAGTCCGTGCGCGGCTGTGACTCCCTCTGTGGAGGGGTGGTCGTCTGCTCAGGCACGTGTGGCCTCCTTTTCGCTTCGATGGCGAGCTACGATGCCGTTGTCACGGATGATCGTCAGCTCTCGGGTGACTGCTTCTATCGCCTTCAGTTCGTGCCACAGCGCGTCCCGCTGTACGGGGTCGTCTGCTGCGGCCCACGAGTCCTTGAGTCTCTGCTTCGCACCTGCGACCGCTTCCTGATAGACCTCGTTCGAGAGGACTTGCGCGGCGCGGTCGGCCTTCGTTTCAACGTCCATTGGTCCCTGCCGCTGGCGCCGCCTTTTCCGCTCGCTGGAGCCGGTCGGTCTCGATGCTGGCCTTGATCGACGCCACATCGACCGCCGTCGAGTACCTGGCCTCGATGTCCGCCGCCCGTAGCAGGATGTCGGCGAACAACTTGTCGCGGTCGAGGTCGAGACGTGCCGCATCGACGCCCATGTCGGCGTTGATCTTCTGCATCTCGACCTGCGCCAACAGTTCCTCGGGCGACGGCTTGGGCGGCGGCTCTGGAGCTTGGAAGTCGGCCGGCAGGCGGTTGATAAACAGGCTCGAATCCTTCCAGCCGCTCATCTCGGCGAACTTGGTCACGGTGTTCGTCAACTGGCCCAGTGAGACGATCGGGTTGTTCGGCCCCATTGTGGTCAGGACTTCCCGCTGGAAGGCCAGTATCTCGCGCAGGGAAGCGATCCGGTCCTCGGTCATGCCATAGCCCAGCCCGACGTTCACGGATACGTCCATGTCGGCGTTCCATGATCTGGGGTCCACCTCGACCCATGTATTTCGGAGCCGGACCATGCGGGGCTGATCCTGATGGGCGACGACCAGCCGCAAGAGGCCCTTCATGAGGCGCTTGAAGCCCGTCTCGGCATAGAGGCGGGCCATCATCTTGAGGTTTTGAGTCGCCGCCCGTTCCTGCGCCGTCACTGCAGCTTTCGTGGTGGACTGGAGCGCGTCGGCCTCCATCGCCATGTTGTGCAGCCCCAGACGGGAATCTCTCTCGCCCTTCAGGTGCTCGATGATCTGGAGGGCTTCCTTGCCGACGAAGGGGACGGTAAACGGAGCCGCCATGCCGATCTGGTTCATGCGGATGATCGCGCCCATCTCGGTGTTCAGCGCGTCCTCGATGTTGACCTGACCCTCGACCACCCCCATGCGGGGGTGGATCGCGAGCGCCAGTGAATCGAGCATGGCTCTTGTGACATTGGTGCGGATGCGCTGGATGTCCTTGATCTGGTCGGCCAGATCGTCGCCGAAGAACATGTGCGGCTCGGGGTCGGGGCAGAACGCGGCGAACGGACGCTCATCGACCGGCTCACCGAACCCGTCCCCGTTCACGATTTCGTAGGCTTCGCCCAGCGTGCAGAACTTCCGCAGTTCGGAGATCCCGTCCCCATCGACGTCAACGCGGATGTAGCTCTCGACGTACAGGGCTTTCCGCTCGCCCTTGTTCTTCGTGTCGAAGGGACGGAAGCCGCCACGGTTGTTGTAGCGCTCCGTCACCTCCATCGCGGTCGTAAGCGTTGCGGCGGGGTCCAGTGCGCTTTCCACCAGATCCGGCTCGTAGCCCATCGCGACCAGATCCGTGTAGGACGTCAGGCAGCGGTGGCCGACGTAGGTCGCGGTATCGATGTCTCGAGCGTTCCGATCAATCAGGAACTCCTCGGGCGGGACTGCCGCGATGCGGAACCGCTGGCCCTTCACGACCCGCTTGACGCGCCCGGAGTGGACTTGCGGCAGTTCCATCCCCTGCATGAGAGCGAGGGCGATCATCTCCTCGCCCAGCGCTTCGTCTACTTCGCTCACCAACTCCACCAGCTCGACGCCCGGCTCGCCCTCCAGCAAGAGCCCCAAAGCAACATCGTTCAGGCCGGAAAAGCTGTGGTGCGTGACCTTGTAACTGTCATCCCGCCACCACTTGACGATGCCGGCCTTATTGTAGAGGGAGTCCTTCAGTGCGGAGTAAAAGACGGAAACACCGGGGTTGTCGTTGTTGATAATGTAGAGGATGTAATCCGTAGCCTGTTCGGCCTGCGCCACGTCCTCCGGGCCGTGCGGCACGAACTCATTCGCCCGCTCACTGCCCAGAAACACCTCGACCAGCGATGGCAGGGTTTGCCGGACCGCATCCCGCACGTCCCGGGTCACGATCTGGCTCCGACCCTCCTCCTCATTGCCGAGCGGGTCGCCACGGTAGTATTTCGTGGATTCGGCGCGATCGGGGCCGATGTCGCTCTCGATGAAGTCGATCGCGGCCTCGACTTCCGAGCGCAATATGCCCTTGAGGGCCGTAGCGTCTATGGCTTGGGGCGCCTGTGATGCCACCATACCCCCATAGGTAGGGGGCCTTATATGGCCGATGCAAGGGAAAGTTGTACGGAATCCGGACAGAGTGTCCGGAAACTAGGCAGATTTCGACCTCTGAGCGGCGATTTCCTCATCTGTCAGGCAGAAGTGCCAATCCCCGACGATCGGCTTGTTGATGCGGACGATGTTCAGGCACGTCGCGCAACGCGCGTACAACCGACTGCCGGCCCGCACTACCTCGCCCCGCATCAGGCGCTCATGAACTGACAGCTCATTCATACGATCCCCCTGATATTCCGCTTAATATGGCTACTTAGGTCATACGGCCCGCAGCGCCTTCGTCAGCACGCGCACAAGATAGTTAGTGTCGTCGAGGTCGGCAGCGTGGCGAAACGGCTGACAAGGCACCCCTAGTTCCATCAACCTATCCGCCACGGCCGCACCAATCCCCGCAGTATCCACCATCACGACAGCGGGAGGGCTCTCAGAGTTGGCCCACCGCTCCACCACGCCCTTCACAATATCGACAACCCGTCCGTTCTCCTGCGATACGTCCACGACCCACGCGTCCCGTATTGTTTCGCTCATCTCTCCTCCTTAGAGTCGGTTGCCAATGAGATCCCACGGACCATCGGCGTTGAACGGGCCGCTCATGAACCGCGCCTCGCTGTCGATACCTGCCATGTACGCTCGCTTGCACATGCAGGACGGACAGAGCCGGTCGCCCTCGTGACCGTTTGGGCTGATCTTCAACCACACGCGATGTGGCACCACGAGGTCAGGGAAGCCGAACTGGTCCCCGTACTGACGCCCGCAGTCGTAGCACCACGCCGCACGAACCGGCACGCCCCGCCGAGCCAACCACATCAGCAGGCGCTTCAAGTCCGTTGCAACGTGCTGCCAGCCGAACCCGCCGATAAGTCCCATGCAGAACACTGCCAGTACAAGCAGACCGAGCGCACTCATACAATCCCCCTTATGTTGCGTTTAATGGCCACTTTGCGGTCGAACCTCTTGCCCATCGTGGTCGCCATTGCGCCGCTGAACGTGAGGCAGAGCGCGTCGCCCGCGTTTGGCGAGGCTTTCCCACGGGACCGCATCTTATCCTTGGATTCGACCTTAATCTTGCCGGTCGACGTGTAGCCGATGCGGGGCATAATCAGTTCGGCCCGGAGTCTCTCGTCATTCGCCGGCAGGGACACGTCCCGGCCCTCCAGCCATGCGCGTACCTGGAGCCACAGGTCGTCCCGGAGGCGGTCCCCGAGGCTTCCGGGGTTGGCGGGCAGTTCGGAGACGTTCACGTCGACGGCCGGCAGGCCCAGTTCCCGGAGCCTATCCGCCACACCGCCGCCGACGCCGATCGAGTCCACGAAGATGTCGGTCGGCCGCATCTGCGTGGGAGTCACGTTCCACTCGTTCTGGATGATGCCGACGACCTCCATTGTGTCCTTCTTGTCCCACACCCTGACCGGCTCGATGACGGCGTTCCGCTGGCGCTTGCAGAGCGCCGTCTTGTCACTTCCGAACCGCGCCACGTCGACGCCCCAGACAACCGTGCCGAAGGGGTGAACATCCCGTCCGCGTGCCGCCTCGACCAGATGCACGGGGATGACCGTATCCTCCTCATCGGTCGGGAACTCGCCGAGAACGTGAATCCGGTAGGCGTTGGAGTCCCGCCCCCACTTGATCTGGCACTCCTCGATCCATTCGGGGGAAACGAGCCGCGATTCCTCGGAATTGACGTGGACCGTGTGCCAGTGGTCGGCGAGACGGGTGTGCGTCTCGTAGAAGTAGCCCGTGGGCCGGTTTGGGTTGCCGGTCAGGACCAGACACGCCTTTTCGGCCGCCAGCGAGCCGGAGATCGCCTCGAAGTTAATGTCCGCAACGCCCGCGGCCTCATCGACCAGCACCAAGACGTTTTCGGCGTTGATGCCTTGCAGGGATTCGGGGGAATCTGCTCTGGCGGTTCTGACTGTGACGAAGTTCTCGAATCCCTGCTGCTCAACCATGCGGAACACGAAGCGATCGGCGGTGATGCTCCACATTTGGTAGATCTCGGGCGGAAGATTCTGCGCCCACTGCCGGAAGCCGGGGATGTAGGCGTCCTCGAGCTGGGCCGATGACGGAGCGGTTACTAGTACTCTGGCATCCGGCCGCGTCATGGGATACCAGATCGAGAGCCAGTCCAGCAGCGCGGTTTTCCCGACTCGCCGCCCGGATCGCATGGACACACGTCTCTCGCCAGCAGCAACGCCGCGCATGACCTCGAGTTGGTGATCCTCCGGCCGCTCCACGCCCAGCATGACCCGCAGGAATACCGCCGGATCGTGCCGGAAGGTGGCGATGGCCTCGGTCAGGTCAGGGATGACTTCGGGCATCGCGATCGGCTACAGATTCCGCGAGTCTTAGTTCGCGGAACAGGTCGTCTCGCGGCCCCACCAACTCCCAGACGGCGTGGTCCACGTAATGCCGGCCGCGAAGCCCCGCAATTCGCTCGGGCGAGTCCGTGGCCGTCAGTAGCACAACGCGACGGCCGTCTGGCCGCAGCAACACGCCGGGCCGGAGCTTTCCCTCGGGTATCATATCCAGAAGCCGGCGTCCGAGATCGGCGGCGTAGGCCTGCGAGTGGGCCACCACGAACACGCAAGCGCCGTCATCAGCGACCGCTTTCTCCAACATCTGTTGAGTTCTGCCTATTCTTCGATCTTTGTCGATCATGTTTTTGCTCCTACCTGAAGTCTCCATTTTGGCTCCATTGGGAGAGGTTTCACTACAGGATTCGGCGTCAGAATGGTCCGCGCATGGAACCGCTCCGCTCCGGTCAGGTGCGGCGCCAGTTCCTCGTACATGCGGGCTTTCTGCTCGCGCAGTTCGGGGCTCGAGTACGCATAGTGCAGAATCGCGCAGCCGTTCACCGGATGCTTTGGCCCCGGCACGTTCATCGGCACATGCCCTGAATGCCAGCCGCGCTCCGGCCATTCATCGCGGAAGCCCTCGGGCAATGACGGGACATGGACTGCGGGCCACCAGCAGCGCAGATGTCCCGTCCACCATGCATCCTCACGGTACTCGCTCTCGCTCCAGAGGTCGTAGAGGCGGAACAGGGATACGGGCGCTTTCAGGTGAGGGCGCGGGTCGCTCGAAGGCACCTGATCGCCGTCGAGCCAGAACACCCAGTCGGCGTTGAACGTCGCGAGTCGCCAGAGTTTGCGACGAGCTAGCCATTCCTCACCGAACATAATCGCACGATGGCGGTAAACTTCGCAGCCCGCCTCCATGCACAGGTCCGCCGTGCCATCGTCAGACCCATCGTCAACGACCACGATGCGGTCGGCAAACGACTTCCACGCCTCCAGTGCAGAGGGGAGGAAGCGGTCGGCCTCGTTTCTCACGATGGTGGCGATGGTCAGGTGCATGTGAACACCGAAAGGCCGCGCAGGAACGTGAAATTCAGGCACAGGTCGCGGATTCTATGCACGGAAAGCCCTCCCTCGCCGTCGTTCCAGTCATCGGCCGCCGTGTCATCGACGCAGATGATGCCTCCCGGCCTCAATTTCGCCCGCACGGCCTCGAAATGGAGCCACCGGAGCCCCGCGCCGCCCGGTTTGCTGTGATCCGAGGCGTCGATATAGGCGAAATCGACCGCCGGGATGCCTTCCAGCACCTTCAGGAAGTCCCGCGGGTAGAATGTGACCCGCTTGAACCCTGAAAGTGTGGCCATCTGACCGTTTGGCACCGGGTCAGCGGTGTGGAGGTGCCCAAAGTCGAGCGATTGCAGCACTTTGCCGATATGGTAGGCCGCATGGCCCCGATACGTGCCCGCCTCGACCAGTATCTCGGGCCTCTGGCAGCGAATCAGGGCGCACAGGAGCTCGACCTGCTCGGGTGCGGACGCTTCCTGGTCCCAAACGGGAAGGCGGGCCTCAGTCTTTTCGCCCGTGTCGGGATCGAACCCCAGCGCCTCTGCGTACCTCGCGGCCCTTCCTGTCCAGCGCGGCTGCTGGTCACCCATCGAATCCCTCCACGTTGACGCCCCGTTTCCGTAGCTCTGGCAGGATCTCCCTCATCACCGTCTCCGCACCCTTGCCCATTGCATCCTGACCCTTCGATGTCTCGATCTTCGGCGAGCCCATCCAGATTACCTCATCGACCGGCCGGCCCTCCGGATTCGATGCAAGCCACTTCCGCAGGGCACGGGGAACCACCATGCCTTCGATCACGAACGATGCAGGCTCGTTGAACATCTGCGCGGCGATCTCGGACTCCTTGGACCAGTCGCCCACTTCCTTGAGGGCGTCCGTGGAACGGAGCTCACCCACACCAAGTGCGATGGACTTGCCGCGGGTAGTCTTGCCCGTGCGGGGCCAACCGGCGATGGCTATTTTTCTGCTCATGACAGGTGCCCCCACCGCGTACCGGACCGAATCCGCGACACCACGGTGCGCGCGACCCCGTACTCCGCAGCGACGACCCGTTGAATGCGCCGATCGGCTCGGATCGCCCGGACATCATCCGCCGTCAGCTTGGCGTGGCCATTCACCTCGCCGCGCGCATGGCGATCCTTGCTGATCGCATCCCGCACGTTGTCAAGGTGCGTCCCGAGAAAGAGATGGTCGGGGTTGACGCACGCGGGCACGTCGCAGCGATGGCAGACGAACATTCCGTCAGGGATGGGGCCTACAAAATGCTCGAAGGCCCAGCGGTGTGCTTTGGTTGTTCCCTGACCGCGCCTGCCGACGCCCATAACGCCGTAGCCAAACTCGTGCGTACCCCCGGTCCACAACCAGCAGCCTGTGTCGGGGTCTGGGCGAATCTTGGCCCGGAACCGCTCGATGGCTGGCCTCATTCTTGGTGGCACAAGCCCACCTCCTGTCGTATCCTCTCCAACGCCGGCTTCGTCTGGTCAGCCAGCGTATAGCAATGCCTGATCTTGAGTCCCGTCAAGGCTACCTGCCTGATCCCCCGGCACTCGAGCCCCAGACAGTACGACCTATCTTCCCCGGCCATCATGGAATTGTGGGGGACGAGGCTCTGGAGCAGCGGCCAGTACCGGGATTCGAATCCTCGCCCGCGGATCAGCGTGCAGGCGCCGCCGCCCAGTACCTCGACCTCATTGATGCCCGGGGCCTTCAGTGCATCGGCGCAGTCCTGCGTCCAGCCATACGGCGTGATGTCCCAAACTTGTGGGTAGTCGCCCATCTCGCCGCCCCAGTCGCACCGGGTCCAATATACGCCGTAGACAACGTCCGCCTCGACTTCCCACATGCGCTTCAGGACGCCAGGGCCAAGGATCACGTCAGAGTCCACCATGAGCAGGGCGTTAATGTCGTAGTCCCACCGCTGCCACACAGCGTTCATGAACGCCTGCCGCACCTTCGCTACCCGCTCGATCTTCCCGTGCTGCCACCTGTGGCCGCCGGGATCTGTCACGATCTCGTGCCGAACCTCCACCTCGAAGCCGTCCGCCTGCGCCTCCAGCCCCTCCCGGTGGAGCTGGTACACGAGCGACTTGACCTCCCGCGTCGGGCCGCCGCAGAGCACGCGCGGCGTCATTTCCTGACCCAACCGAGCAGGCCCATTGTTTCGTCGTCGAGTTGTTCGGCGCGGAAATCGAGCGGTGCGAACAGGATGCGAACGTGATGGGGCACGGCGACGACGAGCACCTTGCCCACGTCGTCCTCTTCGTCGACGGGGATGCCGCGGACGATTAGAAGATTAGTGTCTTTGAGGTCCAACGCCTCCACTTGTGCCGCTAGGAGGCTCCGCGCCAAAAATTGCCGGAGTCCCATGCTATGCCGCAGGAGATGAGGGGGGGGTGTCTTCGGCTTTCTCCTGCAACCGCTTCCGCTGCCACGGCAGGAGATCGCCGCCCAACGCCTCCTCGATGGCGCCCGCTGTCAGCCCAACCGACATGCGGCGCGTGACTTCGGCATCGATGCTGCCCTCCAGATCCTCGATCCGGGCAGCTGATGCAAGGAACAGGGTGCGCTCGGGTGAGCGCGGGTCGTAACGCCTGGCCCATGCACGCAGACGGTCGATCAGATCGGTCGATTGCATTTTCGTGGCTCCTCGCTTTGGTGTGTGTCCCCCCCCC